GTGAAGCGCACAGACCCGCAAGTGAAGATGAGACTGCCGCCGGAACTGAAGGTTCAAATCGAGGAAGCGGCCCGGCTGTCAGGAAAGCCGGTGAGCCACGAAATCGTGGAACGGCTCGAACGCAGCTTCATTGCAGATGCGCGTATGGAACAGGATCATGAGGCGCGGCTACGCGACCTAGAAGCTTCCGTTCGGGTGTTGATGGCAGCGCAGGCCGACGCCAGCGGTGAGATAAAGAAACTGAAGGCGCGGGGCTGAAAACGACAGGATTGTCGTTTTTGCCGGGGGAGCAGATGAACGACGAACCGCGCGGCGGCTGGCCAGATTGGGATGAATTCGAGGCTGAGCTAGCCCGGCACAACCCGCTTGAGACGGGGCGGGAGCGGGTCATTCGCTATTTTGGTGTTGGCATCTTGGTCTTGAGCTTGATCGGCCAAACAGTGAGCCTATTGCACTACCTCTAGGATTGGATGCCTTGGGGGCTGATACATGGCCAGCACGTTCGACCGCTACAAAAAAGACATAGACCGATTGGCGACTTTCGGTGCCAAGCTGGCATTGGCGGTTCAATTGGAGGCCGAGCCAAAAGCTAAGGTCGTCCACCCCTTCACCGACGACGAAATAAAGAAATTGCCAGACGTGAGGTCTAGCTATCAGGGCTGGTACTCTGAAGCACTTGCGCTGGTTGCTCAGCTTATTCCTGATCGCACCGAAGATTTTCGATCGTACTATGCGCCAAAGACAGCCCGGAAAGACATTCGTTATTCAAATTACACGATGACGGATTACCTTCGTTCGACTTCGATAACGACCAATTTCGGGGACCGCATCGTCGGGCCAGAGGCAGGTGTTTCGCCGATGTTTCAGCAGTTCAACATCATCTCAGGACTACAAGGTCGCTTCACCTCCACCCTATTTGATATCAAGACACTGCTTCACGCGGACTTGCTTGACGACGAATTGGAGGCAGCCGCCGAATTGAACAGGAAGGGCTTTCAGCGCGGGGCGGGTGCGATGGCCGGGGTAGTCCTAGAAGGTCACCTTAAGGCGGTGTGCGACCGTCATGGCGTCAAACTCGCCAAGAAAGACCCGACGATTGCCGATCTCAATGACGCCTTGAAGAATGCTTCAACCGCGGACATAGCCCAGTGGCGCTTTATCCAGCATCTCGGCGACCTTCGGAACAAATGCGATCACAAGAAGGCCAGTGACCCGACCAAAGAGGAGGTTGGGGAATTGATCGAGGGCGTTGCGAAGATAACCAAGACACTTCTTTGACGCTACGTGTCCAGATGAGACGCCGATTGCACGGCGTCTCAGCTTGGAAATGACGGACGGTTAGTCGCGCAAGTTCTTTGCGCAGTAGCCGCATCCGTCGCCCGCATGGTCTTCGTATGCCCGTTTGATCAGGTCGGTGAACTCGCGGGCCTCCATACTCGCAGCCCAAGGAATAGGGCCGTTGTTGCCGCGCTTGCGATCCGCCATCACACTACGCCAGAAGTCATCGTCCAAAGTCCAGCCACCTCCGAAAATCTCGCCATGATATTCGCAGTGATCGAGATGACCCTTCGTCACAAGGTAAGAAGCCGCCGCAGCAAGATTTTCTTGATGCTCGATCATGAGGTCTTTCATTCCGCCCATACGATCTCCTAGTTTTTGAGGGTTGTGATTAGTCCCGACACAGTCGGGGCGGTACATGTGGGGCGTCACCTCGCTCAGGGCAAGGCAATCTTACGTTGCGTTTCGTGCGATGGTTGTCCGCTGGTACGCTCAAAGTTGCGCCATATGGAACGGCTACCGGGAGGTCAGTTCCCGCCGGGTGAATGAGCCACCGGGGCGCATTTGATTTTGGGCCCATTCAGCCGCTTTGGTCTCGAATGCGCTGTTGACGGCAGCCGCGATCTGACCCGCGTATCTCTCGTCCTGCTTCGCATCGCCAGACGACTTCGGAACGGTCACATTGATCGTCGGGGAGAAGCTTGCCGACCCTCTCGCCAATGGGGATGACCCGACGAACCCGCCAGACGCGAAGCCCGCTAGGTGGCCACTGTTGATCGCTTCCAAGAGCCGCCCGTGCCGGGCTGTAGCCGCCGCGTTCACGACATACTCGCCATCGGACAGCATCGCTGGAATAAGGTCTGCCTTCGGACCACCGGGACCGCTCACATAGCCGCCAGTAGCGAAGCCGGGGATGATTGACGATACCTTGCCGCCGCCGCTGAAGCCCAGCGATGCCAATAGCGGCTTGATGATGGCCATCTGTATGGCGAGGTCGATTAGCTGACTGGCAAGCCGGTTGATCATGTTGGCGAAGGCTTCGCCCGCCGTCGCACCGTTGAGCATGTCTTGCGCGAAACCCTTGATCGCACTCTCGGCCAGTCGACCGAATTCCTCCTTCGCATTGCTCGCCCGGCGCTGGGCTTCTTCTTCGGCATTGATCGCAGTGATCAGCGCGGTAATCTTGGCCTTCTGTTCGTCGGTCGCTGCCGACCCCGCGCGCCGAAGCTGATTGCTGATTTCGCGTTCAAGGTCGGTTGCGCCGATCAGCGACAGTTCGCGTTCAAGCTCCGCGATCAGTCCCGCAACGGCTTGGCGTTCACTGTCCACTTCGGTCTTGGCGGTGCTTCGGGACCGTGACCCGCCCGACGACGGGACTGAGACAGGGACAGGTGGCGGGACCGGGACAGACGATTGCGGTGGCGTCTCACGCAGCTTGCGCCGCGCTTCCAGCACGTCCGTAATCATCTTTTCTTCGGCGGCTATGGCCTCCATCCGCCGCTGAAGTTCATACTTCGCTTCGCCGACCGTGCTTTCGCCAATCGACGTTCCGAAGATGCCATCACCCGCGCCTTCGCCCCGGCGCTGCTTGTCCTGAAGCTCCAATATCTGGCGCTCGATATCGAGGCGTTCCATGCCGAGCCGCTTAGCATCGTCGGCAAGCGATTCATCCCGGCGGGCCTCGAAACCGTTAAATCTATCAATGAAGTCCTGAAGCGCGGTGATCGCATCAATGATCGCACCCTTCAGGGCATTGCCGACTGTCTGTGAGACTACCTTGAACTGGCGGTCCACTTCCGCCGCGCGGGTGATGACATCATCGTCCAGGACGTTGCCCAGACGGTGCGCTTCATCGATGGTCTTGCGGATACCGTCCGCACCTTGATCGATCAGGGCAACAAAGCGCCCGCCACCTTGCCCGCCGAACAGTTCATCGAAGATACGGACGCCCGCCGCCGTATCGCCAAGCTGGCGGGTTCGCTCAATCAATTCGAGCATGAAGGCGGACGGATCAGCGAGCTTGGCTTTGACTTCCGCCGGGGTCAGGCCGAGACGCTGGAATGCTTCGGCGGCACTGCCCTTGCCAGTAACAGCGAATTCGTCCGCCCGGATCGATAGTTCCTTGAAGGCGTCGGCAAGCGCGTCCACCGGAACTCGGTTCGCGATGGCGACGGCCTTCCACTCTTGGAACGCCTGCATGGACAGGCCAGCGAGCTTCGCCTGATCGCCGATTTCAGCGATGCCCTGAGCAACTTGCCCGATCTGCCCGACAAGCCCAGCGATGCCGCCAGCGGCGATACCGCCGATCAGGCCAGCGCCGAACGTCTTGAACACGCCAGCGACACGGGAAGACGCTTGCGCCATTGTCCTTTCGAGCGTGTCGGCTGATCGCTTGGCCCGTCCCTCGATAGCCTCGAAATTCTTGTTGGCCGTGCGATTGGCCTTCTGGAAATTCTTTTCGAAATCCCTGATCCGGGCCTCTAACGCGACGACTAAGGCTTCAGTTTCGGTTGCCATGTGTCACCTACCAGACCATAAGCCCGCTGGGGCGATCATCGCTGTCATAGACTGAGCGTGTGTCTTCGCCGGTCGCGGCACGCGCCACCGCCATTGCCGACGCCACCGCACCGTCAATGCGGTCTTTGCTCTTGCCCTTGTGGAACGCCTTGTTTCCGGCTTTGTCGGTCTCGGCTGCGATGTTGTCGAAGTTCCACCGAAGCACGGGATGCCCGCCGTGCCGGAAGCGGCCCGCCACGATGGCGCGTTCTAGCTCTTTGATGGCAGGGGCCATAGTCACCCAACCCTGCCGCATCTCGACAGCGGGATAGCCGTCTTCCCGAAGCGTGTTCATCATGTTGCGGGCAAGGTGCGGATCGAATGCGATCTCCCGCACATCAAACCGGTCGCACAGGTCGCGAACGCAATCTTCCACCGCACGGAAGTCCACCACGTTACCGGGGGTCGGTTCGATGTAGCCTTCTTCGGCCCAGAGCGGATATGGAACCCCGTCGCGTTCGGCCCGCTTGTGCAGGTTGTCGCGCGGACAGAAGAACCACGGGTGGACGATATAGCCGTCATCCTGATCGGGGTCGCGCCAGCAAGCGACGACTACGGTCAGGTCGCTGTTGCTAGACAGGTCTACCGCCAGCCAACACGGTTCACCCTCTAGGTCGGCAAGGTCAAAGGGCTTTGCGCCCTTGTCATAGGTGGCCATGTCCACGAACGGTTCGGACGAATGGTCCAGCCACACATTCAGGTGCAGTTGCCGGAATGCTTCGCGGTCGGCGGGTCGCTGCGCAGCCTCATGCGCAAGCTGGCGAAGGCCGTGCAGGTCTGGATAGCCGTGCGCTAGGCCGGGATTGGCCTTGTGCCAGACCTGTTCGTCTTGCCAGTCGGCATCCCTGTCCGTCTCGAACAGAATGGGCAGAGTGGCCGGGTCGCTGATCTCGCCACGGGCAACCTTGCGGGCGTACTCGATCACGTCGAACGCGATGTTTTCCTGACCCCGGCCAGCCGTTGTGATGACGATGCAGAGTGAGCCGGGTACCTTCACAAAGCCAGTACGGATCACGTCCCAAAGGTCACGCTTCTTCCATGCGTGCAGTTCGTCCACCAACGCGAAGACGGGGGTGCGCCCGTGCTGGGTACCGGCGTCGTTCGACAGGGCTTCAAGGAATGAGCCATTCGGGAAGCTGATGCGGTTCTTGTATTCCTGTAGTCGGATATGCTGCGCACCATCGAAGCAGCGATTGCCTTGGCCCTTGCGCCACATGTGCCCGCCAGCCGAGACGATGCCTTCGGTCTCCCGAAATCCGATCTTGGCCTGCTTCTGATCCGACGCCGCAAACAGTACCTCGCCACCGGGGACGGCTTCCGGCCCTATCGTGTGCAGTAGGGAGAGTGCAGCGCCTAGCGAGGTTTTGCGGTTGCCGCGTGGAAGCAGCATCACGACATTGCGCACGATCCTACGGCCCTGATCGTCGCACGGCCCATAGATTTGCCGGACTATCTTTTCCTGCCACGGGTCTAGCTGGAACGACTTGTCGGGAAGGCGTGACTTCGGATGCTTCAGCCCGCGAAGGAACTGCACCGCCCGTTCGCCGTACCCCATTGGGTCGGGAATGTCCGCGAACTCTGGCAGGCATACCGGCTTGGCCTTCTTGATCCAGATGACAGTCATGGCGTGGACCCCGCTGCTACGCATCGCAGTTCAAGACCTTGCCGCCGTCCGATCGGTTCGATGCCCTTCAGGTCGAATGCCTCGTCGTCGCATGTGATCCGGTCGGCAAGGGTCAGGCCGTCGATATGCCGGATACGAAACACCGCTACGGCTTCGGACGTGGACCCGAAGGCGCGAAGGAATTCTTCGGTGGTCAGCTTGACCCGTTGCGCGCGAACCGTGGCGACCGTGGCCCAGCCCTCTTGCGGAGTGCCGAAGTCATCGACCGTATTGGTGACGCGACCGATGGTGATGATCTTGTCCAGCTTTCCGGCTCGCATCACGCCACCTCAATCAATCGGCATTCGAGCGACAGGACGGCATGGCTATGCAGCCCGCCCGGATCGCGTAGGAAGCGCGTGGACGCGATGCGAAGGTCGGCCACCGTGTGACTGTCGAGGATCAGGGGACCATCATTCAGGGCATCCCTGATCGCCCCGACGACTTGCTTGCCGCCAGCTAGCCCCGGCTCCTTCCGCCACACATGCAGGTCAGCGACGACAAGGTGACGGTTGCGGGCAATGCCTTCGTCGGGTCCGGTCATGCCTTCGCCGATGACAATCGAATGGTCCAAGGCGGGCGTGGCATTGCGGTCCACGATGGCCGTGGCGGGGATGATCGCAGTCACTGCCGACGATGCCACTAGGCGGGCGCGGAGGGCCTTCTGCAAATCTAACGAGGCTTCGATCATGTCTGCCGCCTCGTTTTGACCGCGCGTGAGATGGCCCGCTTGATCCGGCTGGCGAGCTTCTTTTTCTTCAGCCGGTACGAGGGCCAGAAGAAGGGGTTGGCGGGCATCTTTGTGGTGCCGAACTCCTGCCAGCGGGCCTTGAAGTCATCGGTGAAGACGACACGCCGAAGCTCGTTTTCCTCTCGCCACTTGATTGAGGTTTTGAGGTCAGGTGCACCCGTTGCCGGATCGTCGGGAGCAAGGTTGCGCATCGTCACGACAAGCTCATCCGCCGACTGGTCTAGGGCCGGTGCCACGGCTTGCCGGACAGCGGGAGGGATGGCCCGCATGCGTCGATTGAGCTTGTCGAGTTGGGCGGACATCGGGTCAGAAGCTCCACGCGCGATATGGCTGGATAAGCTCCACGACGCCGAAGGGCGCTTCGTCCGCCGACACGCCCACGATGACGCCTTCGCGCTGCTCGTACCAGGTCGCGACAAGCTGGCGGGTCGCTTCGCGTATCGGCGCGGGAGTGCCATCGGGGAACGCGTCTTCGTCGTCCAGTTCAACGCCGATGAACTTCGCAATCCATGCTTCCGCCGCTGCGATCTTCGCCGCGATCAGGTCGTCATCGGCATCGGTCTCGATATTGGAATGCGCCTTGATCTCGGCAATCGTGGTGATTGTCATGGCTCTATTCCTGATTGCAGATGGCGCACGATGGGGAGGACGCCGGTCCTGTGGAAACGGGTGAAAGTCTGTGACCAGCCCCCGGTTGTCGTGGTGCAAGAACTGCCCCAGGCATCGGATACGGCGTTGCGTCGTTCGTTCGACCGCGTAAGACTTCACTCCCACAACAGGAGGATCGAACGATGCCCGATGAATTCATTCCAATTGATGCGTATCGCCTGCTGCGCCGCTTGCATGTGAACAGGATGGTGCGAACACCGGGAGGAAACCCCGACGACGACGCTGCGGTCGGCTTCCTGCTGACACGGGGTCTTGCCAAGAAGTCTGACGATGGCGACCACCTGACGATTACCGACGCTGGGAAGGCTGTAGGGCGGATCACGACAAAGTCTCCGCACGACTGAGTTCGTTTCGCTTCTCTCTCGATTGCATCGGTCCATCGTGGCAGGGCTGGCAGGCCGGGACCCATTTGCTCCGGTCCCAGAAGATCGCCTTGTCCCCACGATGCGGCGTTGAGTGGTGGACGATAGTGGCCGGTTGCCCGCACCGTGCGCAGTTCGGATGCTTGGCCAGGAAGCCCTTACGCGCCTGTTCCCATTTGCCATCGTAGCCACGCTGGCGGGCCGTAGGGCGCGTCTGATCGAAGCGGGCCTTCCTCTCACGGTCACGGGCTACCATGTGCGTGCAGCGTTCCCCGCAGGCTACAACGCATCCGCAAGAGCGTATCGAAGGGCTGGAGTACGGCATCACTTGCCCCTTGGCAGGACTTCAAGGTCGTAGCCGAAGTAGTCGAGCATGCGCTCCAGCATTCGGGTGTTGAGGAAAGTCGATGCGCCTTTTTCCGCATGAATGATTGTTGACCGGGCTATGCCAGTTTCTGCCGACATCTTGTGGGTCGATACGCCCCGCTGAATGCGAAGGTCGCGGAGTAGCTTCGCCCATAGCTGTTTGCGGGGATGGTGCATGTCATGCCGCCTTCACCGTCCGACCGGCAAAGAAGTCACGGGCCTTTTCGTCCCATGCACGGGGATCATGCTTTGTCGTGGCATCGCCAGCACCGAAGACGGCTGTCAGCAATTCCTGCCGACCCTTAAGCGCCTCCATGATTTGCGCCGGGGTGGCGTCTAGTGCCGTGTCAGGGGTCCAGCCCAGCCATCCTGTAGCCTTGCGATACAGGTCAGCCAGATATTCCTCGACAGGGACCGACTTGGCCTGGCCCTTGGCTACTCGCTTGTCTTCGGTCGGTAGGTCGTCGGGATCGATACCCGCGCACAAGGCGATGTAGCGCATCAATGGGCCTGTCAGGCTTTCGAGGTCATTGAACACCTTGTTCTCGATGAAGGCGGTAGCCGCCTGTGGCTCGATGACGGCAAGGGCGGCGGTGTAGCTGCCATCCCTGATTTCGTTGGCCAGCTTGCCCAGCCCGCCGGTTCGCTGCGACAGCATCAGCGCATGGCGAAGGCTGGGGCGAAGATCGAAGTCTTCTTGCCCCAGCCAAATCGTCACGCTGTCCACTGCCACGTTCATCCGGCCAACTCCGATCAGGTGGCCGATGCCGGGACTTCGATAATCTCGCCCGAGATGGCAAGCGAGAACGTTGTCTCGACAATCTGATCGGCGTCGTTGAACGCGTTCTTGGCGCTGGCAACGATGGCGTTGAAGTAGAAGATCGAATTCTTCGGCGATGCGCCCGCTGCGGGCTTGTCGTTGAGTTCGACCTTGAAGTTGTAGCTGAAGCTCGTCTTCTCGGCTGCGATCAGGGCGATGTAGCCAACGTCCGAACTATCCCGCGACAACTTCAATTCGAGCGTCCCGTTGTCCCGGCTTCCCTTCAGCTTCTTCACGAATGGCTGATCGATGTACTTGCCGGTGACGATCTCGGCTTCCGACCCCATTTCGCCAAGGTCGGTGATGTTGGAAATCAGGGTCCAGGTATCGCCAGCATAGGCGACGGCGGTGGTGAAGGCGGTCGTGGTTCCGATGGAAACCTTACTCTTGGCGGTAGTGGTAATGCCCATTTCGATGGCCTCTTATGAGTGGGGGGAAAGGGCAGCGGGGTCGTCCCCCGCCGCTCGATTGATCAGGGGGTCAGAACGCCTTGGCCACGTCCGCCAGCGCCTTCTTCACGGCGTTCGCCATCGTCGCGGGGTCGGCCACATTCGAGATGTTGCCGTGAATGACGCCGCCTTCGGGAAGCGAGACCTGAAAGTTGACGTGCTTGTTGACGCCATCCCAATTGAAGGACTGGACGGTCGGCTTCTGTTCGTCGGCCATAGGTGTCTCCTGTCGTGTTCGGTGTCTGATCGATCACGCTTAGGAGGCGGCGATCTTCAGCTTGACGAACTTGTCCGCATGGGTGACATCGCCGCCGACACGCTGGCGGGCGTGGAACACGGTGATGCCGTTCTTCGCCCGCGTGAACGGGTCCGTGAGGATCGACAGGCCGATGCGGTCAACGATGCGGTGGCCGCTGAAGTCGCCGAACACGATGGGGAATGCGCCCGCGCCGACATTCGGCATGTCAACCGCTTCGATGATCGGACGGCCCAGCAGCGTGGACGGCTGTCCGGCCTGAATGCCCGGTTGCCAGAGATACGCGCCCTGTGCGTCCTTCAGCTTCCTGACAGCCGCCAGCGTGAGCCTATTCATGAGCCACGCGCCATTGTTCGCATACGCGCCCGGCAGCTTGGCCATGAGGTCAATCAGAAGATCGCCCGGTGCAGCGCCAAGCGTGGTCGCATTGCCCGAGACAACTTCAACGATGCCGGTACCAGCGGACAGGATGCCTTTCGGCTTTCCGACGCCATCACCCGAAACGAATGCAGCGCCTTCTTTGAACCCGAAGTCTTCGGCGATTGCATCGCGGAGTTCGCCGTTGATGTCATAGGCGGCGTCTTCAAGCAGCTGCTTGCTGATCTCGACAAACGTCGCCAGCTCGTACGGGGTCAGCGTCACCTGTCCGTAGGTCATTGAGCTTTCCGGGCGGTTCGCGATCTCGGCCACCCAATCGGCATTCGTGCCAGTCAGACGCTTCGGATACTTGATCTCAGGTCCGGCGATCTGGACGACCTTCGCGTACTGCCGGATCGGGCTGTATTCCTTCAGCGCCTTCAGGATTTCGTTGCCGAACTGCTCCGGTGCGAGAAAGCCCGCCGATGCATCGGTGCCGACGGTCAGCGCCCGGCGCTCAACATCTGTCAGGCCAGCATCACCACGGCGAAGATAGACGCCAAACGAGCGCACTTCCTCCGATGGCTGATTGGCCGTCTCGGTCTGAGTGGCGGGGCGATTGAGCCGAGTTTCCAGCGCTGCGATGCGATCCGTCGCGGTGCGAAGGGCTGCTTCCTGTCGGCCCTCGAATGCGGTTGCCGCCGCCCGGATTTGCTCCACCGCCTGAGTGGCGGTTGCAATGTCGTCCGGCGGGTCGATTGGGTCGGATCGTGTCTCGATCACAATGTGCTTGGTCATGGTCAGTGTCCTTTGAGCGCCCGCGCCGTCTTCCGGCATGAGTTGACAAAAGAGGCCAAGGCGGGCGCTTGGCCGGTTCGGATTGAGGTCACGCCGCTGCCCGGCACTGCGGGGAATGCGACGACTGAGATTTCGTGAAGCCGGGCTTCGATGATCCGCCGGACGCCATTCGAGCGGCGTTCGTCTTTGATCGTGCTGAAGCCGACTGAGAGGCCCGACACGTCACCGGCCTGAAGCAGGCTGCGAACCTCTAGGGCCTTGGCCACCGCAAGATTGAGCTTGCCCCTGACGGTAAGGCCGTCGCGGCGGACTTCAATGGTGGACCAACTGCCGATGACATTGGCGGGATCGTGGTTCCACAGCATCGGGACGCTGCCCGGCACGTTAGAGAACGCCGTGTCCGCGAATTCGGTGCGATAGCTGTCGGTGACGTTGAACCTGACTGCCCGGCCTTCAATCGCGCCATCGTCGCCTACGGCTGAGAAGCGGACATCGATATCCAGCGTATCGCCGGGGCGGGCGTCACGCTGTTCACATGCAATCAGCGGCACTGGCGACAACATCATGCGCGGCCCCATACGTGACGTCAGCCGAGACCACGTTTCTTGAAGTCGGCCCGGTCGGGATTGCCGACACGGCAGAAGGTCAGGGCGGGCTGGATTGACGGGATGACGCGGGTCACGGCCACCATGTGCTTTCGCTCGATAGTGGCCCCCGGATAGACGCGCGCCGCCAGTTCGCGGGTCGTGAAGTGGCGGGTCGGTTCAGCCTCGAATGCCGCCGTGATTGCGAGCTGTACGTGGCCCATCGTCATTTGCCGCGCCCCTTCTTCTTCGTCTTGCCGCCGAACATGCGGGTTTCCAGTACGGGCAGGGCGATCAGGTAGAGGTCGGTAATCGGCAGGGGTTCGGCGTAAGTGCTGACCAGTGAGGCCGCGACTTCCGGGCGTTCTCCCGCGCCGATCAGGCCGAGCCGTAGGACCGCCAGAAGTTCGTGATGCGCGAACTGACCCTGAAAGAGCCGACGCGACAGTGAGCCGATGCCCGTGCCGCATACTCGTTCAAGCTCGACAATCATCGGGGTTGTCAGCGTGAAGCTACGCGGGGCGTCACCGAAGAATTGGCGATGGCTGGGGAGGTCAGGCTTCATCGCCTTCGTCCTCCTGCTTCTGGTCGTCCTGCTTCGGGTTCTTGGTGCTGGTCGTGTTCGGGTTGATGAACTGGTCCCCGCCCTCGTACGGGGCGCGGTTCTCCATCGCCCTGACTTCATTCGGGTTCAGGACACGGGCAGCGATCAGCGTGGAATAGGCGGTCGCGCGTGCCGCAAGATCGGTGCGCAAAAGGTCGTCGGTCAGGAACTCGGCATAGAACGTCTGGCGGTCGTCGGGGGCGATCAGCTTCAACCGGACTTCGCCCTGCCAAGCCTTGATCCAGCGATCCAAGGTGAAGCGAAGGAAGGTCGCGCCCATCTCGGCAGCGTTGCCCCACGTCGCGCGGCCAAGCTCGAACACCATGTGGGGTGGGACGCGGAACGCGCGGCAAATCTCAAGGATCGAATGCTGCCAAAGCTCAAGCGTCTGACTGTCCACGGAATTGAGCGTGATCGGCTCGAACTTCATCCCTTCTTCGAGAAGGGCAGTGCCACCCGATGCCGAGCCGCCTTGTGTCGCCTGCCAGCTTGCCTTGACCCTTGCCCCGACTTCCGCGCCAAGACGGCCCGGATGGCTGAGAACGCCGGAAGGCCGTGCGCCACGTCCGAACAGGCGGGCAACGTGACCCTCGATTGTGATGTTGACGCCGATGGCTTCACGGCATTGCTGTACCGGGCTTGCGCCGCTTATGCCGTCGATTGACGGGGCGGCGATGTGCAGCACGTCGCGACGGTCAAGGATGCGATGCTGCTTGCCGTCGCTGAGCCTGTAGCGGGGTTCGCTTGTGATGCTGTCCAGTTCGACCGATACGGCGGTCGGTGTGAGCCGGATCAGTTCGACGGGCTGGCCGTCGCGGCGGTTGATGAAGCCGTACCCGTTGCCATGCAGGAGGGCGTCCCGCGTGATCTGCTCGCGGAACAGGGTCGAAGGCGTCCAGTCGTTCGCTGCTTCGGCAAGCAGGGGATAGGCGGGATGATCGGTTGCCCGCTCACGGGCTTCGCCGTCGCGCTGGTACACATGCAGGGGAAGACCGCCGATGGCTTCGGCAATCGCCTCGACACATGCCCGCACGGTCGTGCAGCGCATTGCAGATTGGGGCGTGACCGATACGCCCGACTGAGCCGGGGTTGCCCCGAACAGGTCCAAGAGCCACGCGGACGGATCGGCAAGCGAACGCGCTTCAACCGGCTCCGGGGCGGCTGTCGTCGTGGTCTGTCGATTGCGGAAGAAGTGGAACACGCGGGCCAAGCATCGTTGTGAAAACGGGATGCTTGCCGATGCGCTTCGACCCTATCGGTTGCTCGATGACCCTGCATCGTCCGATGAAGCCTCTACTGGATACGCGGTCGGAGATGGTTCGGCAAGGGGGTCTGGCGGGATGGTCTGCGGGTAGGACCAAGGGTCCGGTGCAATCACTGTCACTCGCCCATACGGTCAGTGCGTGGTCTTCGATTTTTGCCACTCGGCAATTTCGTCGGCATAGGGGTCAGGAAGCGATTTCAGCTTGGCCAGCACGTCTGCGGTGCTGATCTCGACATAGGGTTTGACCGGCTCTGAGCCGTTGGCGGCATGCCAGTTGGCGACGTATTCCTTGTACTTCGCATACCGTTTGGCCTGCACTTCGGGCGAGTTGGTCGCCCATGTCGGGTCCATGTCGTAGGGGTGCTTCACATGCGGTTCGTGCTTGCCCGTGATGCGGGGGAACTTCGCCAACAGCTTTTCGAGCTTGGCGACGGTCGGCTGCATAAGCTCCTGCCATTCGGGGTCATCCGGGTCGAAGGCATCCGCCCCGTACTGCTTGACGAAAGCCGCTTCGACCATCTTCTTCACCGATAGCTGATCGTCCTTCCCGGCCTTTCCCTTCCCTTCTCCCGTGAACTCGTTCGCGGTCTTACTTAGCTCCATAGGAACAGTAGAAGGGAAAGGAATAGTAGTGTGATCGGTTGCCTCAACCGTTGCCTCAACCGTTGCGTCAGGCGTTGCCTCAACCGTTGCCTCACTGGCGGGTTTCTTCGGGGGCGATTTCTTGGCCTTTAGCCGAGCAAGATCAGCGGCAGTCCCGACATGTTTCAGCGCCACTTCGGTCGGTCTGATCCACGGGCAGATGACGCTACCCGCGAACCGATGCCGCTCTTTCTCAATCAGGCCAACGTCCACCAACTCTTTCAGCCTGCGGTCCAAGGTGCTGCGCTTGAAGCCGGTCCAGCCGCGCCACGTCGCCAGCGGATACGCGGCCCATGATATGGGGTCACCGGGAAGCCGCGCGGATGATCCACGATGCCGGAATACGATGACGCCAAGCAGCTTCCGGGCATCGGGGTTCTGCTTCGACCATACCTTGAAGGTTGCGGGGTCGGTCAGGTCTATCTCGTTCAT